GCCGACGTAACGTCGGCGGCGAGGGCGATGGGGTCGGGCCCGGGAGATTAACCCCCATCAGCAAACAATCAGGGGACGCTAGCTTTCGCGGCTACCATGACTGTTTTTACCCCCTTTCTTACCCGCTTCGGATGCGCGTTGAGGATCGTTTTTAAAGTTCCCCCCGCTGTGCTGGCCACCTTTACGACCTGCTTCTGATGCTCTTTCACGGTCTTCGGCAAAGTTGCCGGCGCCGCCACGATGGTTTGCCATTACTGACCTCCATTTAGGTTAGACATCATGCTGCATTAGGTGAAACACGAGGCTTTAGCCTCCGCGATACGGGTTGCGTATCACGTGCTTTTAAGGTTAGCGAAGGAAAGCCGTGCCGGGTGGATATCGTCACATCCTGAAATAGATTTTGTATAAGAACTGCCGCTATTACGCCGGACGCGCGCTAAGCGGCTCTTATGACAGCCTAAAATGGCGCCACTAAAGATGTATCTTTTTGCAACAGCCCTCATTTTTTGCAATTTTGTTATAAATCAAATAAATGATTGTTGCATTTGCACTCTTCGCCACAGGTCTTATCTTTAAAGATAGCCAGTCGACTGGCTGGCTCATAACGCAACCGAGGAGTGATGCAAATGGCTAAGATTCTGGTGCTTTATTATTCTATGTACGGACACATCGAGACCATGGCGCATGCCGTCGCCGAAGGGGCAAACAAGGTAGATGGCGTTGAAGTGGTCGTGAAACGCGTGCCGGAAACCATGCAGGCAGAAGTTTTTGCCAAAGCAGGCGGGAAAACGCAAAACGCGCCCGTCGCCACGCCGCAGGAGCTGGCGGAGTACGACGCCATCATCTTTGGTACCCCTACCCGTTTCGGCAATATGTCCGGACAGATGCGCACCTTCCTCGATCAGACCGGCGGTCTGTGGGCATCCGGGGCGCTGTACGGCAAGCTGGCCAGCGTGTTTAGCTCGACCGGCACCGGCGGCGGCCAGGAACAAACCATTACCTCAACCTGGACCACCCTTGCCCACCACGGGATGATTATTGTGCCGATCGGCTACGGCGCCCAGGAGCTATTTGATGTCTCGCAGGTTCGCGGCGGTACGCCTTACGGCGCCACCACCATTGCCGGCGGCGACGGCTCGCGTCAGCCGAGCGAAGAGGAGCTGGCGATTGCCCGCTATCAGGGAGAGCACGTTGCGGGCCTGGCAGTAAAACTACACGGTTAATCTTCAGCAGGAGGAAAGCATGCCGAATCAAGAAGCAAAGGCCCACCGCGTCGGTGAATGGGCAAGTCTGCGCAATACGTCTCCTGAAATTGCCGAGGCGATTTTTGAATTAGCCCATTACGATGAAAAGCTGGCGGAGAAAATCTGGGAGGAAGGCAGCGATGAAGTCCTGCCCCTCGCCTTCGCCAAAACGGATAAAGACTCCCTGTTCTGGGGCGAACAAACTATCGAACGCAAAAACGTGTAGCCCGGACAGGTACGCAATACCGCCTCCGGGAGTTCTTGCATGAGCTTCCCGGGGGCGGCGCAGAGCGACTTGCTCGGGCTACATCAGCGGAGCGCCTGCGCCCGCCATAACCGAAAACCCGGATTGCTCCGGGTTTATATGGCATTTAACACTGTGAATTTTAAAGGATTATTTTTCACAACATCCACATAGCATCCATCAAGCCCCGCCACTGCGGGGCTTTTGTTTACTCGTCAGTGCCGCAGATGCTGGAATATGAATATGGGGTTGACCGGACAAACTCTGTGAAAATTTGTTTGCCATACACAGAATAAGTAACCGAGTTACTGAAAGTGCCTTTTGATTTCATCTTTATTTCAAGCATGAAGGGGGCGAATCCGGAGTAGGCACCAAAAGCATTTTTGCCGTTTATCTGGCCGCAAACATAACCAACAATAGCCCCGTCCTGGGCTTCTTCTTTCTGAATGAATCTCACGTATCTAAACTTGGAGCTATCCGGATCTCTTGTATCGGCGGCGATCTCCTTCTTTGCCAACTCTATAGCCTTGTCGGCGCTAGGTTTGCACCCAGCCAAGGCGATGATCGCGATTAAAAGTAATACCCTTTTCATAATTGTTTTTCCCTCCCCGTTGGTATGAACATCAATTATCATTTTTCTTGATGGCTTCTCAAGCAAAAAGCCCCGCATCTTAATCTGCGGGGCTTATTTTATACGGCGAGACTTAATTGCGGATCGCCATAGTGTGATGACGGGAACGCATCTGAGGGGACGAATCCAGGCGGTAACTTTTCGCGATGGCCGCGCTTTGTGACCAGCTTTTCAACGCTGTTTAGGGTGGTAAAGGTAATACTGCACTCAAAGTTTTGGCACTGGTGATAATGCCGAACGGTGGTATTACTCAATGGGCGACTGGTGCGCGTTTTGGCAACGGCACCGCAAATTGGACACTTGAACATGATGGCCTCCCGGGCGGGAGTTGAACTCACCGTTATTATGGCTGCTACGACTCCGTTTCTGCAATCCATTCAGGTATTTTCGCTTCAAGCTCCAGCTGCGTTTTAAATCCACCCTCATCGATCGTGTGCGTGGCCTTGGCAATTATCCAGTCCTGATTATTCATATCCGCCTTAAATCCCGATACCGTGCCGTGCATCTCCGGGTACAGATCTGCGCGACCGTAGGCCAGCGTCATATTAAATTCGGCGGCGCCGCGTTTGAGCTGCTGCCATTTTGCTGCAGCGGCCCGCTGGGCAGCCGTCTCGTTGTTGAACGTGGTACGCAGCACAAATACGTTGCCGTCTTCACCGGCGATATAATCCCCCTCCCTTGCGCTGCTTCGCGGCTTGTTCTCGGTCTTTTTCTTGCGTTCCTTGACGGTGACTTTCTTCTTTTTGCCGAACTCCAGATCCAGCCAGTACGCCTGCACGCCGGTGTAGGCGTCACGGTCGGCAACGCGGAACGAATGCCGGTCGCCACTGGAGCGGGTGATCGCAAACTGCGGCAGGGCTTTGCCGTTCGCGCTGACGCCACCACCCGGCAGGATAAACAGAAGGCTACCGTTTTTGATGGTGGCAATGGCCCCCAGCAGGTCGGCCATCCTCGTCAGAAATGACATATCACTTTCCTGGGTCTGGTCGGCGTGATCAATCTCGGCGCTCATCAGCTGCTCGGAAATCACCGGCGTCAGTTTGTAACGCCTGGCGATAGCAGACACAATGCGCTCAACCGTCACGTCATGCCATGACACCTCGCGCTTGACGTTGAACTCGTCCCGAAAATCTGCACTGCGCGCGGTGATCTCCAGTCTGTCCGGCGGCCCTGAGTGGGCGACCTCGTCAACGGTGTAAACCCCTTTGTAAACCAGCGGCTCGCCCTGCCAGCCCAGCGACACCGACAGCTCAGCACCCCGCGGCGGCAGTTCGATCAGTCCGTCGCTGTCGTCGATAGCAATGGTCAGCTCGTCGGCCTCAAATCCGCGGTTGTCGGTCAGCTCCAGCGAAATAACGCGCGGATCCAGCTGCGTCAGTGCTTTGCCGCCCATCATGATACTGAAGGCCGGTACGCGCGAAAGTTCGGACTGATAGTCCTGAAATCGCTGCGCCCCTTCGTCCAGTAGCGCTTTTGCCTTGTCGATAGTGTCTGTCGTCAGTGCCATATGCATTCCCCCGCCGTTGATGGTTTCATGCGCGCGCGATACTGGCGATGGCTTTTTGTTGTGACAGACCGGTCACAACCCTGAACGCACGACAGGGCCCGCCATCCCGGCGATGATGACCGCGAACTCACTCAACATGATGGCGGTAGAGTATGACCGACAACTTTTTTCACGGGGCGCGCGTCAAGGAAAATACCGACCTCCAGACCGCGATCAATGACATTGATTCAACGGTCATTGGTCTGGTCGCGGTAGCCGAAGACGCCGACCCTCTTACTTTTCCACTTAACACCCCGGTGCTGGTGACGCGTGTTATCAGTGTGCTCGGCAAGGCAGGTAAAACAGGCTCGCTCTACAAATCGCTGAAAGCTATTTCTGACCAGGTCAGCACCCGCGTGATCGTCGTGCGCGTTGCTGAGGCTAAGGCCGGGGAAGATGAGCCGACGCAGTCGCAGCTGATTATCGGCGGCACACAGGCTGACGGCAGCTACACCGGGATGTTTGCCTTTCTGACGGCGGAGCAGAAAACCGGCTATCGCCCTCGTATTCTCGGCATTCCGGAGTACGACACCGCCGAAGTGACCGCGCAGCTGCGGGTTATCGCGAAGCAGTTGCGGGCGTTCTCATACAGCTACTGCGACGGCTGCGACACCATTGCGGAGGCGAAAACCTACCGCGAGACGTTTGCGGAGCGCGAGGGCATGCTGATCTGGCCGAACTTCATCGCCTATAACCCGCTGACCGGTGTGAATGAAGAATTCCCGGCCGTGGCTTATGCGCTGGGTCTGCGGGCGCTTATCGACAACGAGCAGGGCTGGCATAAATCACTGTCTAACGTGCCGGTCAAAAACGTGCTGGGGATTGCGAAGGACGTGTTCTGGGCATTGCAGGCGGAGGACTCCGACGCCAACGAGCTGAACGCCAACGAGATCACCACGCTGATTAAGCGCGACGGCTTCCGCTTCTGGGGCAACCGCACGACGGACGCCGGAGAATTTATTTTTGAAGTGTTCACCCGAACCGCGCAGATTCTGGCAGACAGCATCGCGGAAGCGCAGTTCACCACTGTGGATACCCCACTGACCCCGGCGAACGTGAAAGACGTGGTGAGCGGGATTAACGCCAAACTTCAGGCGCTGGTCACAGCGGGCAAGCTGATTGGCGCGGCGACCTGGTATGACGTCGTTGATAACCCGGTAACGGGCATTCGTCAGGGTAAAGTCATCGTGCGCTACAACTACAGCCCGGTGCCACCGCTGGAAGATCTGACGATGATCCAGACGTTCACCGATCAGTATTACGAATCCGCTTTTGCATCGCTGGGAGGTGAATAGTGGCTATTCCTAAAAAACTCCGGCTGTTTACCCTCTTTGTTGACGGGGAAAACTTCATCGGGAAAGTGCCGAGCGTCACGCTCCCGAAGCTCACCCGGAAAACGGAAGACTACCAGGGTGGCGGAATGGTCGGCTCGGTTGCGGTAGATCTGGGTCTTGACTCCGGGGCGCTGGATGCATCGATGGTGGTCGGCGGCGTGGTCGAGACGCTGATCCTGAAATATGGCGGCGATATTGACGAAGTGCGCCTGCGTTTTGTTGGTGAGATTTACAGCGGCGGGACCAGCTCATTGCTGGAGGTTGAGATGCGTGGCCGCATCACCGAAATCGATCCGGGTGATGCGAAACAGGGTGATGACACCAATCACACCTACGCGATCAAAAATACCTACTACAAAGAGTCGGTAGACGATAAGCCGCTGCTGGAAATCGACCTGCTGAACTTTATCTACAAGCGCAACGGGGAAAATCTCTACCCGGATCGCATTATGTCGGCGCTGGGCCTCGGCAGTTGATAACCCTTTTTACTCACCTTTAAGGCGGCCTGCTGGCCGCCCGGAGAAAATGCTATGTCCGTTATTCTCAGTAAGCCGGTTAAGCGCGGCGATCAGGAAATTATCACCATCACTATCACCGACACTATCAAACAGGCGGGATCGCTGCGTGGCCTGCGTCTGGTTGATGTGCTGAACTTCGATTTTGATGCGGTCTCCACCCTGCTGACGCGCACCACCAGTCCGCAGCTGAGCAGCACCGAAATTGCCGCGCTGGCAACCGGTGACTTCACCGCGCTCTGTGAAGAGATCACGCCTTTTTTGACGAAACCGGCGCCGTCCGTACCGAACGTGGCGGAGACGGGG